TTGCCCCAGCATCAGCAAGCAATCTTCCTCGCTCTCTTGCTTCCCCTCTTGTGAGTTCTGCAGACTCAATACCCATTCTAGAATTACCATAAGCACCGCCACCCAATGAACTTTCTAAAGTTTGTCTTCTTCTATCAAATGTGTCTCTAGTATCTTGTAAAGCTGGGGTAACAGAGCTCATAAATGTAGGCATGTACTTATTAACATCAGCACTACCAAACTCGCTAGGTTGTAAATTACCAATGTTACTAGAAAAGTCTCCCATTAGACCTTCAAATCCAGGAGTTGTTTCATCTCCAGTTAAAAATTTATTATAGCTATCAGGAGCATTCATTAAGTTCCTTTGGGCTAGTTGTTCAGTAACATTTAATTTAGATAATTGACTGGTGGGTGTTATTAGCTTTTGAGACTCCATACCTGTGTCAGGGTCTGTTACTGTTTCATATTGCAGCTCTGCTGCTTTACCTGTGTCAGGGTCTATTTTACCATATACTGGCATTCTAGAACCTTCAAATTGTGCTAGTGGTTGTTCTGCTAGGTTTACAGCTTCAGAGAATAAAAGTTGCCCACCTTTAGATACATACTCAGGAATCTCTGTGCCTTGTAGCACATCTGTTTCTGTTGGTACTGTTTTAGTTCCTGTTGTGCAAAAGCCACCCATAATTTACTCCGAATATATTTGTCCTATTAATTTAAAGCCTAATTTCTTATAAAAAGTATCTTTACGTTCCATATCGCCAAAATAAATATGACCTAGTCTTATTTTTATTTTAGCTTTTTTACCAGCAGAAATAAATTGTTTTATCAACTTAACTGCTGTATTTGAAGATCTATGCTTATTGTCTACATAAAACCACAAATCTCCTAAAATCTTTTGCTCCGAGAACCAATCATTAGATATCACCCCACCAATAGAGCCTATCAAGTTCTCTTCTTCAAGGGCTACATATACTAAACCATTTTTAATTGCACCTGTTACAGCATCGCTTACTTTAGCTACATTTAAAGTTGGTATATCATTTTTAGATTCTGAGTGCATTTTCATTATCATTAATATTAATGCTGAAGTATCTAAAAGGTTCGCAACCCTTATATTCATTTACATAACACCAGGAAGAGCACCCATATCTTCTTTAGGAGCACCACCTGATTTAGCCATGGATCTATTTATTAATTCTGCTAATTCTGGTAGTAACTTCATCAATACTTTAGCTGTCTTGCTGTCTATGGCTCTGTCTAATTCTTTTATCTCTTCTGGGGACATATCTTCTAGCCTTGAAAGAAGAACTATTTGTATATTTTGGTCTGGTTGTTTCATAGCTTGTCTATAGTCGTTAGGCATAGCTTCATTTAAAGTTTTAGCACCTTCTGGTGGCATTGGCATCTTTTCTCCCATAGGCATTGGCATACTTTCTTCCATTGGCATGTCTTTATTCATATCTTGTTCAGCCATTTATTTTCTCCTTATATAATATTTTATAATCTTGTTTGTTACAGAATTTACCAACCAAGGCACAAGTGTTTTCAAAAATTAAATTATATACCCTACCTAATAAATTAAATTTACCTTTACCTAATCTCCATTTTAGATCTAAGGTTCTTTTTTGGAATATATGCTTCCAAAATTTAGTTGCTGTTTTATTCCTACGCATAAGCCTTACAGCAGGAATACCAATACACCAATATCCATGAAGGATGTCGTAACCTCTTTTTGGTAAAATATGAGATTGCGTAAATCTTAAATTTATAAAATAATCTTCTTTAGTAATTAGCTTTTGTCTGTATAACTCGCTACATATAACACTACCACCACTCGCAGCAGCACCACCTATTGCTCCACCTATATAGCCACCTATTGGTCCACCAATAGTATATCCAATAGCTGTACCTATAGTAGAGCCTGCTGCAGACTTTCCTGCTGCTGCTATTCTTTCTTTAGGCTTACCAGAACCAAGAGCCAAGTTTACTGCAAAATCTACAGCAAAGTTTGTACCCATAGTTTTTCCACTAAAAGCTGATTTATACCTTGATCCTACTGAAGCCTTGCTAAAATATCCTCCTGTTGCTGTGCCACTTATTGGTTTTGTAAAGCCAGAAACATTACTTGCATCAGCTGTTCCAGAATAAACTGCAGCTGAGTAAGGATCTTCTATTGTTGCTGCAAATTTTGGATCATAGGCTGTTCCTGGTGCTCTTTGATAAGAAGCATAAGATGAAGATGCATAAGGAGCAGGGTTAGACATCGCAGTAGTGCCTTCAACTGTTCTTTTATCTACAGCATAGGCTGTTTCTCCTGATGGTCCTTTTATTTCTTTAAGAGTTCCCGCATCTTTCATTGCACTTACTTTTGTTGGGTCACCAGTAATTAAGCTATCACTAACACTTTTATCATAAACAAAATTTTCATTAAATTGCCCACTAAATTGTGCAGCTTTTTCAGCATCAGAACTTATAAAAGGCAATGCACCTTTACCAGCATCCATAGCAGTACTAACAGTACCACCATCAAGTAAATCCTTTATACCAGCTTTAGCTACTGGTTTGCCTAATTCTACTCCTGCTTGTATTAAATAATCAACAGCCTTTAGTTCTTCTGGGGTTAATTCTTCTCTACGTTCATTAGCTTGTTGTACAAAGTCTTTTTCTACATCAGTTAAAGTGTTGTAATTTTCAAATAATTTTTCAGGATTGCCTTCTGCGTCCATCATTATTTTTCTAAATATAAATTGTTGTGAAGGTGCTGCAGCTGTTCCGTAAAAATAACCTCCAGGATCGTCTGAGAGTCTTGTTACTTCTTGAGATGTTTTGTAAGGAATACCTGAGTCATCTTTTAATGAGCCTAAACCTCCCATTCCACTAAGACCTAAATCTTGGTCATTTAATATTGTGTTATCTGTTGCCATTATCCTATTAATCCCCTCTCTCTTAAATCATTAATTAACGTACCTAATACATCTGCCAACTCTGCTGTTGATGTGCTATCAGCATCATAAGTTCTGTCTGCTGTAACATTTGTTATTGTGTATCTATCTTTAGATGCTGCTAGGTTTGTTGAAGATAGATTTAATTCTAGTTGATTGACTAATTGATTAGCCCACCTACTATCGTAATTATTTGGTGGTGTTGGTAATCTACCTCTTCTAACTCCTGAACTCATCTTTGACCATCCGCTCTTAAATTAATTCTAAACCTACCTAAAGACCAATTATCACCTGTTGCTGAATTTGAGAATCTAACTTTCATCTCTCTGCCTTTAGCCCTGCAACTTAGTTTACTGGTAGATGATGAAATAGTAAATGGTCCTTTTGTCACTTCTGAACTATTAGGATATTTCTTAGATTTTATGTTAACACTTAAATTTCCTGTTACAGTTGCATCAGGAACAATTTTATCTACCATAAATAAATTAGTGCCATCTGGTGCCTCTGGAACACTTAGTTCTACAGGAGAACTCTCAATATGTGCAGCTAATGCACTGCCAGCAGCATCAACTCCAGTTTCATGATTATATAGCCTACCACTAGCATCCGTAGCAAATGGCACCTCTCTTACACCAAAAGAATCTCTCCAATTAGTTCTGTCCATACTACCAATAGACCAAGCATTTTCTTCATAATTGTATAAAACATATTTATCAGGCTCTTCATCACTCGCAGCATCACTAACATAAAACCACATAACTTCTTTAAATTTTCTATTTAATGCACCAAATATTTTTTGAGTTTGTTGTACATTCATATCATCAAATACATAAAACTGCACAGGACAAGGCAGTTCTTTAACCTGACCATCAAACATAAAGAAATTATTCCTAGCCATCCAAAATACTGTACCAGATTCATTAACCATAGACCTNTGTGATATTGGACCACAACCAGTACCCANCAACCTAAAAGCAAAAGTAAAAGGTGGACCAACAAAAGCCATACCATACATTGCCTCATCTGTACCTATAAATATCTCTTCACGAGTTGATACTGCTGCCATTATTTTAGTGCCTACTTGTAATCTTTGAGAGCCTGCGGTTGTTGATGTTGATACTGTCCAGTTATTAAAATCTCCTTGAGTAGAAAAAGCTACCAACATAGGATCTTGTGCACTAGCTGCACTATCATACGCACCCATAGATACTAAATGCCTATCAGGAAAAGATATAATACTAAACCTATTTTTTATAGGAGCATTACTAATTACAGTTGCTCTATTTGCTACTCCACCACTAGTGTCCCAGTGAAAAGATTTGTGATTACTTACAGTGGCTATTAGATCTTCACCCCAAAGTTCTAAACTCCATATAGTTAATTCTAAGGTTACAGCACTACTACTTCTAGCTGTACCCCATGTACTGTTACCCCATGTACCAGTTCCCCAACCAAGAGCAGTAGAAGAAGACGCATTAAGTAACCCATCAGACTTACCAATTAGATGTTTAGCTACTACACTACCACCACCTCCACTACCTGTACCATTAGCAGTAGTCGCAGAATTAATTTTATAACTATTAGAGTTTATAACTTCTGTGATTTGATAGCTACCTACAATAGTTACATTATTTATAGCACTAGCCCCAGAAAATGTAACTATCTCATCAGCAACAGCCCCATGACTGTTATCTGTAATAGTTACTGAAGTAGAATTATTAGTTGTGGCTATAGGGTTACTTCCTAAACTATTAGTTGCTCTTAAAGGTGTAATATCGTAAAATTGACCATCTAATAATACTAAAAGTTGTTTTTCTGTACCGAAAGCCACATAATCCGTACCATCAAGAGCTCTCCAATTTACCATTGCTCTAGGCTTACCAGCTGTTACAGTATCATGAGAAGTTATAGTAGTAGGCACTGTAGTCTCTCTAACCCAACCACCTATCTTTTGAGCAAGACCATTTACAAACCTAACTTTATCACCATCAACCCAATATGGTCCAATTTTACCAGCTGAATATTCAGTTATGTCTTTTACAATTCCAGGTTTAAAATCTATTCCAGTTAAAGGCATTATTTTTTACTATCTGTTTTTTTATATTTATCAAAGGATCTTAATCCTCCTAAGCCTAACATTCCTAATAATAACGGCATCATAACCGACATATCAGCTTGAGGAATTATTATACCCAGCCCAGCACATATAGGTGATACCATATAGTTTATGCCTAATGATAATCCGCAGATCCAACCTATTAAAGGTCGCCATGAACTTTGAAACCAATTACCTTGTGCTTCAGCTTTGTTAACTTCTAGTTGCTTTAAGGCTAATTGTTGAGCATGACGTTCAGCCATGGTAGATAAATCATGAGCAAGTTTTGCTTGCTGGTCTTTATCTTTTACGAACTTGCCGATTAATTTAGTAGCAGGACCAATTAAGCTTAGCAAAGCCATTACTTTCTCCTATAATTTCTATTCTTAGATGTGTCTGTTTTCTTTGGTCTACC